TACGTCTAGGTTAGTTGTTCCGTCTACGTCTATATCGCCTGAAATGTCTAGACTTGCAAAAACTGAAGTACCTGTAGCAGTTACTGTACTGTTAAAAGTAGCAGCACCTGCTTCTGACATATCAAGGGTGAGAGCTGTAATTTGTCCACCGCCATCTTGTCCGAAAAACTTAATATCTTTATCATTAACACTTGAAACTATAGCTAAATCAGAAGTACCAGTTATTCCTAAAGACCCAAATTGTGTTCCGCCATCTTTTAGTTTTATATCACCGCCATCAGCATCTAAAATAATATCTCCGCCAGCATCTATTGTAAATTCACCAGAATCAGAAATAGTTGAATCATTAATAGTTATATCGTCTACAGTAAGTGTTGAAAGTGTACCAAGACTTGTAATGTTTGTTTGTGCTGGGTCTGTTACTTTTAAATTAGCAAAAGCATCGACAACTGCTGCTCCTGATCCTGCACCATCTGAATAAACTACTTTAACATCACCATTAGGAATTGTTACATTAGCTCCTGACCCTTGTGAAATATTAATTGATTGTGATCCAGTAGTAGCATTTTCAATAATCCATACTTTAGATACAGTATTTGGTGCAATAGTTAATGTTCTAGTAGCAGTTAAACTAGCTCCAGAAGTAACTTTTAAATATAAACTTCTTACAGGGTCTGTTGAACCATCTGCAATAGTTGTTGTTGCGTCTGCGTCTGAACCAAAAGATGCTTCAGTGCCATAACTAAAAGCTTCCGCAATTAGTTCTAAATTTGTATTGGTAGAAGTACCCCAGGTTCCTGCCTCGTCACCTGTAGCTATTTCTTTTAGTCTTAAATCATTTACATAAGTTGCCATATATATTTCCTATACTAAGCCACCTCTTGCCAATCAGGGCTTTGAGATGAATTTACATTACTATAATTTGGTGTTTGTGTTGTCGATACATTTGTATAATTTGGTGTTTGAGCATCATCGACTAATCCCCAAACATTTACTATTTGTGTTAGAAGACTGGCTTCTACACCAGTTGGTAATACAACGCTTTTTGCTATAACAGTTTCATCACCAATTATTCCCTCTGCCTGATTACCAGAAACATTAAGAATATTAATTGTTTGTAAAGTTATAGTTCCTAAAGAACTTGTTGCTGATACGCCAGTAGGCTCAACAACTGCTGATGCAAGAACAGTTTCATCTCCTAAACTTGAAACTGATGCTACTGCAGAAACTCCTGTAACTGCTGCACCTGCTGTAATAGCATTACCTAAAGCAGATGTTCCAACATTACCAGTAACTGCGGTATTAGCATCTGCTGTTGTAGTTTCATCACCTAAAGCAGATGTTCCTACATTTCCTGTAACAGCTACATTAGCAAGAGCAATTATTGTTTCATCGCCTAGTGCAGATGTTGCTGAAACTCCTGTAACTGCAACTAAAGCTTTTGCAACTACAGTTTCGTTACCAAGTGCAGAAGTACCTGCAACTCCAGTAACTTCAACAGCTATTGGGTTAGACCATTCTCCCTGACCCCAGGTACCTCTACCCCAGCCGTTGACTATTGCCATAATTTATTAAGCTATTCTTATGATTGCATTTGAAGCATCTGCTGTAGGAAATTGAATTGTAAAATCTCCATTAGTAGATGTTTTATCGCCACCAAAATCTAATACTGCAACTGCTGGGTCACCAGTAGCTGCTTCATTGTAGATTAATGCACCTCTAGCTGTAATAGTAGCTGTGCTAAATGTTAAATCATTAAAGTCAGTAAGTGCAGTTGTGCTTGATGATGAAGGATCAATGCTTGTTAAAAATGAACCTTTTGCACTATATCCTGTACCACTTGCTTCATTGCTTGAAGTATATGCAGTTGTTCCTGCACCTAAAGAAGCACTGCTTGTATACAATGCTAGTTTAAATACGTTACTTGCTGCTGAAAAATCGTGAACACCTTTTAATAACTCAACTTTAAAAGACGTACACATTGCTTGCGTAATTGCCATTATAATCTCCTAATAATATCAGCCATTTCTTTATGACCTTGTTTATCTAATAATCCAGCTACAGTAGCTCTATCACTTGCTATAGCTTGTTTTAAATACAATAGAACAGTTGCGTGTATAGCATCTTTAAAAGCTTTTGCTTGTGCTTGCACCATAGGATCAGCATTTTCGCTAATCGATACTAACTTTTCTACTATTCTTTCAGTCCAATATTCAGGACTCAAACCTTTGTTATCTGTTGTTTCAACATTTACAGTGCCTAATTCAGGAGCACCACTAACAGTAATCATTAACTTCTTCTCACTCTATATTGATCATCTCTATACTGATCTACTGTATTTTCGCCTTCTGCTAAAGTTTTTAATCTAGACAACGCTTGATCATATCTTTTTTCATATAACTGCATCATATCAGGCTCACCTTTCATATAAGTATAACCTTCTAAAATAGAACCATAAAGTAATGCATTTTCTGCATTTGTTGATAACCAAGTAGTTCCACTATCTGCACCTGCTGTTATAGATGCAGGACTGTAAAAATAATGTAATTCAACAGTATAACTACTATCTGGTGTTGGTCCTATAATAAAACTTGAATTATCAAATAATGCATAATGTTTAGGTGTACCAGTTGTAGAACTATTTGGATAAGCTTCTCTTATAAAATTAACATCTTTAAATAATAAAAATGTTTGTGAACCACTACTAGTAAAAGATAAAGAAAAATTATCTAAAAAATCTGTAGGTGTTGCTAAATATTCATTACCTGAAGTAAATGTTCCTGAAACATTTTTTCTGAATACAGGAAGCTTAACTGTTTTTAATATGCGTGTTTCTGCTTGTTTTATTATTGTTGGCAAATCAGAAACAAATTGAGTTTCAGAATTTTGTAAATAATTTTGTATTGCACTTTTTAGTTCTGCGTATGTCATGATATAACTATTTTAACCTGTCCTATTGATCCTCTTAAAACATTACTTGTACCATTTACTGGATTAAACCCAAAGTAAGTTGTTGATGCTTCTTGACCACTATCAGGTCTAGGGTTAAATAATGCCATAGGATCAGATGTATTTAATCTTCCTACTTGAAACTGTGGATGATCAGGATCAAAACAATCTTTGCAAACCCTTAAACCATTTCTAGTTTCATCCTCAATTTCGTATTTAAGCTCAGATAATTTATATGTAAATCCACATCTATCACAAGTACCTAAAGCTTTTTTACTTTTTGCATATGCCATAATTAATATACGTTATTACCAGGAACAAACTTAACTGCAGCTCTTTCTCTGTCTGCATCAGATACTTCATCCCATAGTTCATTGTATCTTTGTTTTATCATAGCTACTCTATTTTGTGCTTCTGGTTCTTTACAAGCTATATTATAAGCCAAAGCATATGTTAAACATGGTAGATACCTAGCAGGCACATCAGCATTATTAGTAGCAATATTACCTGCATCTTCAATTCTTTTTATATAGTCATACACTAAAGTATATGTTTGTGCTGAATCTGGTGTAGCCCATAAAACAATATTAATACTGCTTGTACCTTTATCTACATAAAACTGTGTAGGCTTTGATTCTTGTAATTTTTTTGCTTGATGATTGTATTGTGTTCTTGAAATTCTAGTTAGCTGTTGATCAAATTGTTTTGTTGAATCACCAGAATCAGTTCTAATAAAAGCATCTACTATTTCTAAAGCTGCACTATTAGCAGCATAGCTAGATGTGCCAGCAGTGAGTGCTTGTGATGCTTGTTCTATTTTCCAAAGGTTTAATCCTTTATTCTGCCATTCTAAAAAAATTAAATTCAAAGCACGTCTAGCAGTTCTATAATCATAACCAGAACGCATGGTTAAGCCGCATAGTTCATATGCTTCTTCCATAATATCTGATAAATCTAGATTAAATGTAGTAGTTCCACTACTTGCCATGTTTTCTCCTAATTGCTTCTTTACCTTTTTTAGCAATAGCAGCTTGTTGATTTTTACCAGCTACTTTAGCTCTTTGCTCTAATACTGTTAATATTTGTATTTTGCGAGCAAATGGTTTGTTAATTTTTTTTACCTTAGCTACAGTTTTTCTTGCATCTGCAGGTGTCGCAAATTTAATTCCTACTGTATCTTTAGGGTTTTCATCTGTGTATAGCCTACGCCCAGAACCTTTAGGTTTTTTTCCTGTTCCTACTTTTGGGTCTCTTTTTCTTTTCACTATACTTTTTTTTACTTGCTGGTGCTCTGTTTGTCATTACACCAAAGTTTGTTCTGGTCATTACCATTTTACTTTATGTGACCAATATCTTGCACTTAACTTATCTGGTGATGAATCTTGTGCATTATGTCTAGCATAATAAGATTTTTTTCTAGCTTTATCTTTTTTAGTTTTAGGATTCTTACCTGCACCTTTTACACCTTGCTGACCAAATCTAATAGTTTTAATCTTGTCGCCTTTTTTAGCAACTACTACATGAGATTTAGTTGGGTGATTAGGGGTACGTTTTGGTTTGTTGTACCCACTAACACCAGCTTTCTTAAGGCGTGAATCCTTTTTACTCCTAGACATAATAAATATTTACCAGTCTATGATTTTCCACCACCAAACATTTGCTTAACATAGTCTTGATAAGAGACTACACCGCCTTCTTTCATAACATTTTGTCCTGCTTGATTTTTTTTCATGCCAGGTTTTTTAGGTTTTTGTACTGGCATAACTGGTGATCTTCCACCACCCATCATACCCTTTCTTTCTCCAGATACACCGCCTGCACCTTTTTTCTTAACTTTGGATTTAGACATACCACCGCCACGTTTCATAACTTTGGACTTGGACATACCGCCTCCCATTTTTTTCATTACTTTAGATTTTTTACTTCCAGCCATTTTTGTTTCCTCCTTTGGATAAGCTGTTGAAAATTATTATTTTTATAGTTTTTATAATAACCTTTTTTAACAATACTATCTGATGCTTTAACTAAAGTCCCAAGTCTTTGTACAAAGATTTGATAATAGTCTTCATCAAATAGTGGTTCAAAATTAATTTGAGTTGCAGCATGATCTATTTCTGTATCAGGATGTGATCCCATTATCCATAGATCATTTTGTACTGCTTCTTCATTTAGTATACTTATACGATTCTCTAATTCTTCTGCAGTTATTTCATCATAGTCAGTGCCACAATAAACTACTACATCATAATTATCATCGAAGTTTTGAATTATTTTTATTAGATCGTACCAATATCCGCCTTCACCATGCATTACCTTTACCCTTTTACTATTCCATGAATGTTTAGCAAAAGGGCAAGCAGGTAAATTATTAAAGTCTTTATTAGGTTCTTCTAATACACGTTGACTCCATTGACGTATTTCTTGCATCAATAAAGTTTCGTTAAGCATTATTTTTTTGCTTTAGGTCTTCCTGGCTTTTTTTTAGCAACAGCTTTCTTTTTAGCTGGAGCTTTTTTCTTAGCTGGTGCCTTGCCTGAAACATAAGCTTCATTTATATCGGGTGTTGATGGATCATCTGCTTTGTAATGACCAGATTTATTTCTAGCTCTTTTTTCAGAACCAGACAACTCAGCGTGTTTACGTTGAGCATCTTCTAAATCTGGATCAGGTCCAAATACAGGTTTATAAATACCATCCTCATCCTTCTTTAAAACAAAATATTCAGGTGGGAAGTTACCATTTTCTGAAATAATATATTCCATAATTGCTCCTATTAATCTGAGTAAACTTTTACCATCTCTAAGACAATTGAATAAGTATCTCCAGAACTATGCCCTTTAGTTGTAAAAAGAATATCTCCTGTTTTACCACTACCTGCATTGTTTGGAATACCTCCAAATTCTTTGAAATCCATATGTCCATTACTACTTTCAGCTAGCTCCATAAGTAAAACATTACTTGTTGCATCTAAAAATAATTGTACAGACATACCAACGACAGCATGACTAACACGCATTATTCTAACTTCAGAACAGGCTTTACCTTCTGCGTTAGCTGCTAAGGCAGAAACATCTACCTTAGCTACTGCGGATTCTCCACTACCATCGCTGACATTGGTAAACTTCATTACTGCATTTCTTTCCCCATCAATGATGGTTTGTGAAGTTACTGCATCAGCCATAATTTACTCCTATTAAGATTGGTCAGTAAATGCTGGAGCATCTGCACCTTCTTGATTACCCCAGATATACCAGTTGGTTGAATCTTTGGCTAGTATATTAATTTCAAATATACCAAAATCAGTTAAGGTTAATATAGAGTTTGAGTTACCATCAGCGTAAACAGATACATTGTCTGCATTTGAATCTAAGTGAACAATACCACCTATATAAAAATTAGTGTCTGAACCTGTATCAATGATAAGGTTTTCTGTTTCTTCTGCTGCACCACCATAAATAATTTTGAAGTAAACTCCTTCTGAAGGTGAAGGTAAGCTTAACGTACAGTTTTGTCCTAATGCAGGCACTACTGATACTCTGCCACCATGTGTTGCTGCTGTTAATGAAATAGCTGCTGAATCAGCTAAAGCTACAGGTGCTACTTGCATCCCTGAACCATCTAAAGTAAATGATGTAGATATTGCTCCTGTGCTTGAGTTTTTTGAAATGACCTTAAAGCCATTTTCAGACCTTACTGGTCCATTAAAAGATGTATTTGCCATTGTTTCCTCCTATCGGAAATAATCTATCATCTTGGCTTGTCTGCTAGGGCAGTTGATAGATAAAGTTTTAATATCCCTAGATATGAAAAAAAGGGGAGCCGTAGCTCCCCTAATTGGTTTAGCTTGAACCTGGTGATCCAAAGATACCTAGCGGATCAGATACGCCAAAGCTGTATCTTTCTCTTGCTTTATATCTTACGTTACCAGTGTCAAAGTCTCCGTCCATGCTTGTTACCATAGGACTTCTGACAAAATGCTTCATGCCATCAGGCACATCAGTGATCAAGAAAAAAGCATTTGTATCAGTTAAATAATGATTAACTGAATAGCCTTCTGGAATCACACCATTGTTTTTGATAGCGTTGATATCATTGTCAGCAGAACCTACTCTGTACTCACTCTCTAAGAGTCGTGCAGCAACAAACTGTAAGTCAGTTGGAACGATGAGCTTTCTTGCTCTAGCTGCGATCTTAAGACCTCTTTCATCAGTCCATTTGCTGATCTGAATAATAGCATCTTCTAAAGATGTTTCATTCAAGTCTGCACCTGTAACTGGTCTGTTAGAGTTCTTGCCACCATTTACTAATGGGTGACCATCACCGCCAGTAACTCCATCTCCACTTGCTGTAAATAGGTTAACCCCATCTCCAGATTGGAATGAATTTGTAAACCCGTTATTCAACGGAGCTGCTGCTTTCACTTGTTTTGTGTAAGCCATAGCTCTAGCTAATGCTTTAGTATATCTGGCTGATAAACTTACATAAAGATTATCTTCCATAGCTTCTTCAGTAACTGAGAAACCTAAAGCAATAGTTTCGTGTGTATAACGTGCAACAAAAGATTCGTTAGCTACATCGTATGATATTGCAGCACCCTCATCTTTTACTGGAGCAGCACCAAATCCTGAAAGCTTTAGTTCCTCTTCAAATGATCTCTCAGAGTTTTCACTTACATAAATTTGCTCATGCTCGTTCTCGTAGTTGTTGTACTCTTCTCCAAACAGTGCGTTTAAGCCTGGTAGGAGTTGTTTTAATTCGTTAGCTCTTGAAATACTAGCCATTATATTCTCCTATTAACCTATTCCTGTTGTGTTAAGTAACTGATGTCCAGTGTTGAACATCACCAATACGTCAGTGTAACTATCACCAATTTCACTATCTCCTCCTTCTACGAAGTCAATAATTTTAAGTGGTAAAGTATTTGTTGTATTTGCTGTGCTACCATCAATGGCATTTTTACTAATACCAAATTTAGTAGAACCTGCAGTTTGTACAACCGCTACATTCTTCCCTAGATCATCTTGACCTAAAGACTCGTCTGACTGCATCTGCATTACTAAGAATGGGTCAGATGCTACATATGCCACAAGATCATCTGCTGCTGTTGAAGCAGGATATTGTGGACTGTTAGTAAATTGACCAGATACTGGGTCTGTATAAGAACACCCAAGGAATACTCCTATTGGTGTTAAAGACGTTGTACCTGTATCTTTTTGTATTGTTGTGTTCGGGTTATCATCTGCCCACTTTACAAAGTCACCATAGAATATGGCTGTGCCATAGTTATTCTTAATTTTATAGTGACTAATCTTTGCATTGTAAGCACAAGAAACTAACGAACCAACAGGTCTTGCTCCCATTGGAGCTGCTGATGAAGACATAGTCTCCTCCTTTCAATAAAAAAAGTTAATCTAAAAAGATTAAGAATCTCTACCAAAGGTTGTTTTTGATTTTCTTTCAAACACTTGCTTGGTAGCCATTCTAGAATCTTGGTCCTTAAAATATACGTTATCTACAGATTCCATTTGAGTTTGAGCCATTTTTTTAAAATGGTTGTCTCTAGCTTCCGCTTTCTCTTTTGGCATCTTACATAACAATTGCCCACCAATTTCAATGTGTCCTTTTTCCGCCCATTCAGATTTATAGTCCATCATATGAATATGTAATTCAGGATGATCTTCTGATCTGCAAGGTATCCAGCCTTCCCTAAATTTCTTAGAAACATTGGGATTATCAGGATTGCCTAAAGTGGCAGTTCTGATATATCTAAATACCCATCCAGGTTGTGGATCAGGATTTGGTAAATTGGAGGGATTTTCCCAGCTTTCAACTCGCTGGTGAACCTCTCGGTCTTCTGAAGCCCTTGGGCTACGCACTTGTTCTGAAGTCTCTTGGCTTTCTGGCTCTTGTACTTCGTTTAGTAAATTATCAATTTCTTTGCTCATTATGAATCCTTAAGTAATTGTTTTGCGTATTGCTCAGGCGATATACCAAGTTGACGTGCTAGTTTCACTTGCGTCTGAGTTAAACGTACATTGCGAGGACTATTCTTTCCACCAGTAGCCCTAGATGCTGGTGCGACAACATTTGCTGGTTGTCTTTTTTCTTCTATCTGCACTTCTGGTTGAGCTTCCGCTTCAACTTGAGGTGCTCCAAAAAAACTTGGGAACTGCTCTCTCATAGCTCTATCTACTTCGCTATAATAAGCATTTGAATCTTTTGCTGGGTTTACACCGCTAGCTTGTAATTTTTGATCTACATACATTGCAAAGGATGTCATTTCCTTATGTATAGGTTCACTACCCATAAACCAAGGATTTTTTTGTGCCCATGCTTGCATATCTGGATCAGGTTGTGCAGGTTGTATTGGCTGTGCTGGGATATTAGCTGCAACTTGTTGTTGCATCATTTGTGCATATCCTGGTGCCTGTTGTTCTGCTAATGTAGCTTTTGCAATTTCTGCTTGAGCTTTTACCATAGCATCTGCATCACCATCTTCGTAAGCTTTCTTATATTCAGCTTGAGCATTTAACTTTGCCCATTGTGCATTATTTAAAGCTTGTTGGTTTACAACTTTGCCTCCTTCAGAAACTATTTGTTGTAACCTTTGATTGTCATGTAAAAGAGTTTTAAGTTGTTTTACTGCTTCTTGTTTTTCTCTCTCTGCAGCCTCTTTAGCTCTACGTTCTTCATGGTATTCATATTTAATTTTACTAATACGTTTACCAGCTCTTTCACTTAACTCTGAAATCTCTTGATCAACAGTATCGTCATCAACTGTTTCTTCTGTTGTTTGTTGTTTTGGTGGTCTTCTATCTTCTTCTGGTGTGTCGTCAACGACTTCAACATTTAATTGTTCATCGTTATTTTTTTTAATTTCAGTCTTTACACCAAAAAATTTATCTTCACTTGTCTGTGGCTTTATATCACCACTTGCATCTGGTTCAAATTTCGTTTCAATTGAAGTTTCTACAGTTTGCTCACTCATGCTCTAACTACTCCTGTTGGGTCTTCGACAACTGCTTCCACAGTATCATCGTTAATTAGACGAAACTCTTTACCATAAATTTTAATTCGAGTGCCAGAATAAGCACGAAACACTACCCAGTCTCCTTCTTTACAGTAGGGTCCATTTGGGAATCTTCCTTGATCGCCATATGCATCAGGACCAAGTTTAAGAACATATCCACATATGTTGCTAACTTCTTCATCCCTTACAGTTTGACTTGCCTTAATAATTCCTCCATCAGTCTTTTCATCAACTTCTGGCATAGCTATTAATATACGATACCCAGCAGGTTCAGGTAGTTGGCTTTTGGTTTTTTTATCAACCTTTGGCTCTTTTACTGCTTCTTTTTCTATTTTTATATCACTCATATTTTGCACAACTTTAAGGTGTTGAGTTTCCTATTCTTGTGTATGTTGTTCTATCCAGTCCAACATTTCACGTTCTGCGAGGGCTAATCCCTCTATAATTCCACACAGTCTTTTATACTCAGGGTAATCTTTTACATTACCAGTAGCGACATGATCTGCGTGTTCATTCATCACATCTCTGATTCTAACTTTCAACCACTCAGAAAGTGATTGCTCTTTAATATCAGATAACATACTATTTGCTATCTTGGATTATATCTTTAGCAATGTCAAGCCCAGTTTTAAAATCTTCTACTGCTTGCTTCTTGCTAGCTTTATCATTTTCTAGCAAATCGCTAGCAATTTTAGCTCCGATTTTAGTTCCTTCTATCTGTGTATCTGATTCAATCTTTTGTTGTTCTACTGCAAGTTTAGCTGCATCAAGTTGTTGTTGAGCTTGTTGTTTTTGTTGAGCTAATGAGAATCTTGCTTGATCACCCATAGCTTTTCTTTGAACTTCAGCTTCTTTAGTTGCTATTTCTCTTTCTTTCATTTGAATCAGTGGGTCTTCTTGTTGAGCTGCAATTCTTTGTTGTTCAGCTTCTTGCATAGCATTTTGTGTAACTCTTGATGCTGCTTCTGCTACAAGATCAGAAATACGTTTTTCAATATCTGCAGGTATTGGCTCACCGATTGGTGGTAAAGCAATACCCATTTCTTCTTCAACTTGTTTTCTAAATTTCATAGTTAAATGATCATTAACATATGATGATGCTGCAGCAAGTATGCTTGGAGCATTTGGTGTTTTCTCTAAAATAGCTTGTACTTCAGGATTATCCTGAGCTGCAGCTACTGTTCCAATATGTGCATCATGATCTTGGAACTCATAAGCTTTAACTGGTTTATTGTTAATTAAGTTTTGAACTGCTGTTACAGGATCGACTGCAGGCACATCTCCTTCTTCAGGAATAACTTCACTTACATCTTGTATGCCTAATACTTCTAACATTTGTCTATGCAACTCTTTCATGTCATACATTTCAGGAGCTGTTTGAGCCAATTGCATTGCAGCTTGATACTGCATTATTCTTTGTGCCATTGTTGCAGCATTAGGATCAGATACTGGTAAGACATCTATTCTCTTATCAAAGTCTGAACTTTTAATTTCTTCTTCTTCACCAGTTTCATATGGATAACTTGGTTCTCCAAAGTCAGCAATTATATTAACTAATATATCAAACTCTCTTTTCATAGAAGCATGAAGCCTTGCTTGTACTGCACTCATTACTTTCATGTTTCTTTCTAGTAAAGCTAAAGTTGTACCAACTGGTGCTTGAGAGTTCATATCGCTAACTTTCATATCAGAAATGCTAGCAAACCTTCTGCCCTCTTCTACTATATTCTGCAGCAATTGGTATAAAGTCGGTGAAGGTTCTTTGTATGGAAGAAAAGTTATGTTATCTCTAATGGCACCACCTGGCACATCTACATCTCTAAATTCTCCAGGCATGATCGGGGTATCATCGCCTTTAATACGGAGTCCTCTGGCTTTGAGTCCACCAGGGAGGTTAGATAATGTTCCTGCATCTACTAATTGTCTTAATAAACTTGTAGCTGATTTAGCTAATCCACCTATCATGTGAATTAAACCAAAGCCATAAAATCCTAATCCTGGTAAGTATTGGTAGTGAACAAAGTGTGATCTTCTTGATTTATTTTTATCATCCTCATAATAGTTCCTACGAATACTCAGGATCGTTCCACTAGGATAATCAAGCGTTACTACATAGGGCAGTTGAATACCCGTAGGTTCTCCATCTTTCATATCCTCGAAGCCAGGCAAATCTAAGTTTACCTGCATTTCAAGAAGTATATGCCTTTGATCATACTGGTCTGTTTCATTCTCACCAGTCAGTTCATTGTATTTTTCTGCTATATCAGAATATGAATTAGCTGCATCAGGTAAATCTATATCTCTATAGAATCCACTGACTTGCATTTTGCGTATATCATTATAAGACTTACGCATTACATGAGTAGCACGTTCACAAGTTTCTAAATCACTTGCACCATAGTTAACTACTACATCTTCTGACGGAACAAATATTCCACTAGGTCTACCTAAACTAGGATCATAGTAAACTTTTCTAAACGCAGAACCTGCTAGTGGTAAAGAAAATAAAAGCTTTTCTGTTTCTGTTCTATATTCAGACATCTCATGAGTTAATAAATAATTCATGTAGTCTTGTACTCGTTCTGCTTGTTTTGATTTATCGTCAGTTATTTTACCAACGATTTTTGTTTTAACTGGTCCTGAAGCAGGAAATATCTCAGCAATAGCTTGAGACTGGAATCTAATAACTGCTTCACTGAGCATTGGGTGAAATACACCACAAGCTCCATTCCAAGGTTGTGTTCTTTCTTCTATCTTTAAACCTAGTTGATCTAACCCTTTAGTATAAGTTTCTTCCCATTCTTTACGAGAATCTTTGTCCATACTATAGGCAGCAACTAACTCAGACCCTATTCTTTCAAGATCATTCTCATCTATATAATCAACTAGATTACTATTAAAGTCTGCTTCTGGTCTTTCTTCCTGTGGATCAAAATCAATAATCATACCTCCATCTTCAGTTTCTATTGAAACTGATTCTGGATTTTCTACTGATATACTTAGACCCTCACCTTGAGGCTCTTGTTCTATTAATCCTTCTACTGGCGTAGCAGGTTGTTTTTCTATTGCCAATTAAATCTCCTAGTAATAGTTAGCAGTTCTTGTAAAGTCTATATCCTCGTCTTCTTCATCAGAATGTAAAGGAACAAAACCACCTTGTCTAAATCTTAACAAAGCTTGCGTACTGCTATCAACTAAATCATCGTGTTCTGCATTTGGAAATGCAGCAAATTGTTCTATGACTTCTTCTGCCCATCTTGTTTGAGGTGCCCAAACTATTCCTGAAGAAAACAAATCAGCAACAGCATTAACCCTAGCAATCTTATCGTTACCTCTGCTAGGAGTGTATTCTTGTACAGGGATACCCATTTGCCTTAGCTCAAAGATAAGCGGCATACCAGCAGCCTTAGCTTCGATTATAAAGGCATCTGGCTTATAAGACTGGTAACATTCCATAGCTCTCTGTTTAAGTTCAGGGAACTCAAGCCTAGCTTGATGTGCATCCAATAAAATAAGTTGAGGTGCTAATTGTCCACTTTCTTCGCTTTCTCTGTAAAAAACACCCCAGGTGGTACACGCAGAGTAGTCAGCTCTTTGGTTTTTTAAAAAAGCAGTATCCCAGGATTGAATGACAAATTCACATTGAGGGGGTTCTCTGTATTCCCATTCTTTCCACCACTCTCTTTTAACTATGGCTCCTTCTTCAGCAGTAGGGTCTTGCTGATATTGAGCCATCCATTTAGATGTAGGAAGTTCTGCTTTCAAAGCTTCTAGTTCTTCTAACTTCCAGAACTCAGACCATAGAGGATTACCAGAGGGTAAAATAGCTGGTAGCTCTATAACTTCCCATTGATCTGCTCCACCACGTTTAACGCTAGCATCGACTAATTGACCAGTAAGGTCTTTCTGATGCCATCTTGTCATAACGACAACAATGGAGCCTTTAGGTTGTAAACGCTGACGTGGACCTGATGTGTACCATTCATATGTCTTGTTAAATACGTTTACATCTGCACTCGCACCTTCTTGTTCTGAGTGCGGGTCATCAATAATAAGTAGATCAGCACCTTTACCAGTAACGGCACCGCCTACACCTATCGCAAAATATTCTCCGCCTTTGTTGGTATTCCAGCGACCAGCAGCTTTAGAGTCTGCTTGCAAACTGACATCAGGGAATATTCTTTTATAATCTTGACTGTTGACGAGGTTTCTAACCTTCCTACCAAAACCCACCGCTAGTTCTGCTGTGTGGGCAGTCTGAATAATCTTCTTATCTGGATATCTTCCTAGAAACCAAGCAGGGAGTATGTACGAAGCAAACTCTGACTTAGTATGACGAGGAGGCATATTGATAATTAAGCGTTTCAATTCACCATTGGCAACCCTTTCAAAAGCTTCAGCCATAATCTCATGATGTTTACCATGAATAAAGGCAGCCCACATTGAGTTAACAAAGGAAAGAAACTTGTCTTCACAGGATTCTCTTAACTTAGCTGCATCCAATTCTTCTAACAGCGACAGTAATTCCCGTTTATCTTCTACACTCATGTTGTGTAGATTGTTTAGTAATGGATTACTCATATATTTAGTATATACCAAACACTATGAACCAAATAAAAAAAACTTACTCAGTACCTATAGTAGGTACCTACCAGCAGTAGGTTCATACTTTCGGTGGTATATAGGTATATCTATCTACAGATTTTACAATATTGAACCGCTTCACAACAAAAGTCAACAAAATACATAAAAAAAATTTAGGCGATCTAGGGTCCCTTGCACCAATTCCTGGGCTTAGGGGGTGGGGTATACACAAACACCTGCTAGCAAAACGCAATACAATGGTCAAATTAGGTATATGAATGTGTAAATCACTATGTATGTATGACAGTCATAGGCGTATGGGTATAGGGGGGGTAGGGGTATGCAAAAAGGTGGGTCAAAAATAGGGTGGTATCAATGTGTAGTCTTTAGAAGCTGTTCAATCTTCTCTTCAATGTCTGCTTCTATCTCGCCACTGCTTCTACTCTCTTTGGTTTCTATGACATCACTGAACAAGCTGACAGACTTTCCTAGCAACTCTAAGGCTCTTACCCTAGATGCATCACTATCTGCTTGCTTACTCTCTTCATATAACCTCTCTATGACATAGTTCCTTGTTCTGAGGGAGGAAGCTACTACAGACTGCTCTTTCTTCTCAATAGCCTTTTGTATGCTTAGTGCTATCTTAGGGTTCGCTACAAGCTTGCTAGCTTCGACTTCTACCCATTTGGGTATCTTCCCAGTCTTCGTTAACTGAACGTCATATACCTTTGCATATGCTTCTTTGTAGCTACCTAACTTTCCTTTCACTATCTCATTAACAAATGCTCTCTGCTTCATGGTCAGATCAGTTTCTTTTTTCACAACTTCTAGCTTGGGTTTTTGGTCATCTCTCATGGAAGAAATATTAACAAGTAAATGATCATTTCGTAATGCTCACATACTGCTATCTAATTAAGTGTGCAATTTGATGATAGATCGCTTATACTTATCTCATGTTAACGAATAAGGAGTTTTATCGAACAGGACAACATTAAACATATGGAAGAGTTTACTGGCTCTCTCTTACTCATAATCCAGTAACGCACAGCTTTGACTAGTGAAAATCCAACACTACGAGTTCGTCAGCGAAATACGAAAGTGGTCTGCTAAGGATATGTGTGTATCCTCTGATGATTGCGAAAGCATGAAAGCAGTTTTATTAATCAATCATATAAATACTATGGAGGTAATAATTATGATTAAACCAAGTAAAGCAAAACAGATAATGAAGTCTGTTTTAGATGGGAACAACGTTCCCTTTTTGTTAGGCGGAACTGGTGTTGGTAAGTCAGCAGTAGTGAAGCAATTAGCGAGTGATCTTGCGGGAGACTGCAAGGTGGCTTTAGATGAGATTAATCCTGATACTGGAGTTGCATTTACCATAGAGGAGATCGCTGCAAGAGATGTTCCTACTGGACATGGATACAAAATAGTACAAGATTCTGAAGTTCCAGTGGACAGATCCTTCAGAGATGCTTGGACTGTGGATGATGCTGATTTAACTGATGGTACAGGTTCAGGGGAGAGTAATTTAGCATGAGTATTATTAGAACAGACATGGCGAAAGCCAAAGAAATTCATAAGAATAGAATTAGAGAGGCAAGAAACTCAAAACTTGCAGAAAAAGATGTTGAATTTCAACGTGCTTTAGAAACAGGTGCGAGCACAACAGACATTGTTGCAGCAAAACAAGCTCTCAGGGATGCTCCTGCTGCTGTTGGAATCAGCACCGCAGTTACTGAAGCTGAGTTGAAGGCACAATGGGATACATCTATATTAGGTGATCCTCCTTACATATACACCAAGTCTTATAGTTAGAGTGGATAAATAATCAAAAAAGTGTAGATAATGGCAATTAATTTCCCGAATAGTCCTTCTACCAACGACACTTATGTTGCTGCTGGTTCAAGGTGGTTGTGGAACGGAACTGCTTGGGTTAGACAAGGAACTCCGGGCACTCAAGGCGTCCAAGGTGCTACTGGTGCTCAAGGCGTTCAGGGTGCCACAGGTTCTACAGGACCTACAGGAC